TTCCTTAATCATCTCACCAATCCACATTGTTCCTGGATCAGTTGAGTGTATAAAATTAGATACAAAAAACTCTTCTACTTCTTTATCATTCTTCTGTCTTGCAAACTTCTCAAACCAGAATCTATCCTTTCTCTTATAAAAGGCTTCATTAGTTGCTCTAACCTTACCATGATACTTATGATAATCATACTTATCTTTAGTAAAATGATTCTTTAGAGCCAAATAACAACGATAGGTATCAGCAGCCATCATCTACCTTCTCTAGATTTATTCCTAATAGTAATGTGATTATCCTCGACTGCAATCTCAAGATAATCACGGTGACTCCAATTCAATTCTTCATATAGAGCATTAAGTTTAGCCAAATCTTCCCAAAGATCAGTGGGAGTTGGTTCACCCCAGAAAGGATTGTCAGCAGAGTCTCTCATATTGGTAACTTGGCTCTTGAACTTCTCTTTAAAAAATTAAGTTCAGATGCTTCATATTTAATCTTTTCCTTCAAAGGTTTGGGAATAAGTTTAGGGACTGATTCTAAATCAATACTATTCTTTTCACAAAAATGAATGATAGCATCAATATAATTCATCTCCTTATTTACCTGCACAAGTTTTTCTATTTCTTGTGCAAATCCAGCAGAAGAAAAAAACTTACTTGCAAGTACCTTCTCTAATTCATTCTCCATCCTTTGACCCAGTATTGTGACTAACAAATTCTTTAATATACCTCACTAATAATTTAATATAATCCCCTTTGTTTCTTTTGTCAAATACCTTTACCTCACCACCAGGAGTTACCATGATAGTAATAAGTTTTTTAACAGGAATTTCAGTTAGTTCGTAGTATGCTGCAGCATAAAAAGTTTCCTGAACAAAGTAGTTTTCCAACCACTTCTCAGGTTTAATCTTCTCAGACGTTTTAAAGTCTATTACCGCTAGTTCACCCTCATATTCTGCTATACAGTCAACTCTACCTGCAAGACCAAGGTATTCAGAGTAAAGGGTTCTTTCTATAGCGTGTATGTTATTTATCTTATCCAGATAGGGAGCAGCATGATGAAACATATACTTAGTAGCAGGAAGGTAATCCTCCCACACCAAATCTCTATTTTCCAAATATGCCTGAGCAGCTTCATGAAAATCTGTTCCACGGGCAGTTGCCTTCCTAGTAATTGCGTTTGCCTTTTCCTCACCAATTCTCTTCCTCCACTCAACAAAAATCTGCCGATTGTAAAAGGAAGTTACTGATGTAATAGAAGGAACCCACTGTCCATCAGGGAGTTCATACAACCTACATCCAGGAGTGTCTTTCTTTGTTAATTCAAGTTCACCTAAGTGATTACAATGCTCAAAAATCATTTAAATAAAAAACTAAAAGGACATTTACTACTGGTACTAGTCTTGGAAAATAATTTTGGTTTCCATTTATCTGTAATAGGCTTTAGGTCTTCTTGCCTCCACCTATCATACTCAGCATAGATATAATCTATTTTATCTGGATCCTTTTCCTGAGATAAAATAATTCCATCGTCTGGATTAGAAGAATGAAAAGACATTCTAAAGAGAGGATCTCCCTTCCTTATTATAACAGGTTTTGATGGATTAACAATAGTAATACCCAAACTAGAACCCCGTGACCAATTAGATAAATTAAACCACCCACCAACAGCAATGAAATTATTATTCAATGATGTCATAGGATGATCATTAAATTCAAACCATATGTCATCATCATGAGTCCAAAATACAAATCTTGGAAACTTTAATTGAACGACTGGCCGAGGAGAATTAATATGTTCCTCATCCCCTTCTAAGATAGACTCATTCGTAGACCTAATGGTTGTGATGCCATCAGGACTTCTCATCACTTGTAGTTTGAAACTAATAGGAGAAATTCCTACAAAAGTCCTACTACTTTTATGTTTGAAAACAGGACACTTACTATAAACAAACCGATCATCATCTAAATCACTTTGTCTTACTAAAGAATCATCAAACTGTCTATGATTGACATTAATATAATGGATTGTCCTGTTCGGCATATCATATAATAGTAGTTTCCATTTTAGCAAGTAGGTACTCTTTCACAAATCCAGAACGAACAATATCTTCGATTCCAAATTCAATAATGTCAACTGATGGCATGATGCGAAGGATCTTCATAAAATCAATCACACCATTACGTTCATTAGTTTTAATAAGATCAGTTTGTGTGGCATCACCACAAAACATAATCTTAGATTCTTGTCCTACTCTTGTTATTATACTATCTAACTCATGAAAATTCAAGTTTTGATATTCATCTACAATTACAACTGCTTTATCAAGTGTAGTTCCTCTAATAAATGAGGTGCTCCAAAAGGAAATAGTTCCTTGTGATTTAAGATTTCCATAGAGCATTTCAAAGTCAGACTCTGTAGGCATCTCAAACATAAACTTTACCATATTCTTATATGGTATCTGATATAGAGATGACTTATCTTCATGGTCACCTGGAAGGAATCCAATCTCTCTTGTAGATACAAGTGACCTTACAATATAAATTTTCTCATAGGGAGTCTTAGGATCTAAAACATCCTTCAATGCATTGTAAAGAGTTATAAATGTCTTACCAGTACCTGCGCAACCATATGCAACTACGTTCTGATTATTCTCATAGCATCGAAATAATTCTTCTTGGTTTGGAGTTAGAGGAGTAATGGTCCTCATCAATTCCGTATTAATAGGTTTCTTTCTTTTCATTTGCTTTGTACTCATTCCCATTGGAACAGGTGATTTACTACGAGACCTAGATTTAGCTGGCATGTTAGTTAGTCTACATCAAAGGCGGATTGAGTTTGAGATTCGTAAGATCCTTTTTTAGCTAATCTTCCAGAGATACCTCCAGATTTATCTGCTTTCTTTAATACCTCACCCCATCCAGGGTTCTTATTAACTAGTTTATCTCTCCACTCACCAACCTCAACTCCTAAAGCAGGCATAGTAGAAGGATCGGAGTAGTCTCTTTCCCAATCAGGATTATCATCTTTCCAGTTATCCCAAACATGGATACTCATTGCGATTTCCTTCTGTTCACCAGTTTCTTTGTTTATAACAGGGTATGTTGCCATATCAATAAAATAAGGTTTAAGATTATTTAGTCCCACTCAAGGGCTTGAGCCACTGATGGAAAGTTTTCTACAAAAATATCTTTACATAGATTTGCTATATCCATATGCTCTTTCTGAGTTCCATGTGCAGAACGTAAATTAATATAATGTATCCACGAACGACAAGAGCCTGTCATATAGATTCTTGTAGGAGTTGCAAGTGGTAGTACCATTCTTGCACACTCTTTAGCAACACCTGCTTCTAACATTTGATTATAAAGATTAGTAGAAGCAGTAAAAACAGTATCAATTTGACGATTAAGTGACTCAACTAACTCAGGATCTAAATCATCAATAGAATTCTGACGATTCTTATCATCTTGCCTCCGAAGTTCTGGCATCTTAATCTTTCCTAGGAGATTACTATCAGCATACCTCTGACTAAACTCTTGATAAGTAAAACTTCTGTGCCTTAATATCTGTGCAGCAATTGCTCTAGTAGTATTAATCTCAAGGGTCATATAAGCCTGCTCAAAGACACTCCAGTGCCCATGTTTAATACAATACTTTAATAGACCCGCAAAGCTATCATTCTCTTGATTGTGGGGGTTACTAACACGAGCAACATATGCCATGTGCTTCTCCGCTTCAGGAGTAACACTGACTAAAATAATATCTTTATTCATAATTAATCTGCGTAACCATCATCGTCATCATACATTTCATCATAGTGAGTTTCAGGAGAAGAAAATGCATCCGAATTCTTATAAGAATCTACATCCGAATGAACTTCAGATTCTAATGCATCTACAAGTTGCTTTAGATTTCGAACAATCAGTTTTAATCTTTCTTTATCCATTTTGTTTCTCATTATTTAGAGATGGGCAAGAGTGGATTTGAACCACTGTAGGCAGAGCCAGTGGATTTACAGTCCACCTCCTTTAACCACTCGGACACTTGCCCGATGCCAACAGAGAGATTTGAACTCCCGACCTTGGCTTTACAAAAGCCCTGCACTACCGAACTGTGCTATGTTGGCGTTAAAGTGAGAGGTGAAATGTTGGTGACTATTTCAACCAATCTCCCGTCTACACTTACATCCCATCCTCCTTACTATTATTCAGGTGGTTTTATAGAGAACGGTTTAGGATCATAACGGGTCGTGAAACCCGTCACCTCTCAGACTGGAATGGCTGGGCTCGAACCAGCGACCACAAAATTAACAGTTTCGCGCTCTACCAACTGAGCTACATTCCAATGGTTGGAGGGGGAGGTGAGATTTAACTATGCTCACAACAGAGGGGTCTCACTAGTTTTAGTAATTTGTACCTCTGAACTTTTCGATCCCGTCTGGTAAAACGATTCTGCATCTCTGCAGCGAGCACCACCTCTGACCTACTTTACATTACCCAGTGCTTGACCACACAGGTTATTCTGTCACTCCCATGCCAATTCCGTCGAACTAACAAAGAAATTATGGCATAAAAAAAGGAGAGTGTCAACCACTCTCCTTTAAGTCAAGTAAGACTATCTCACTTAGCACACACAACTTTTGATTCTGTATGCTTAATGCCTCTGTAAACGAGTTCAGAGACTTGCTTCTGACAGGACTTGCTGTCATTGGTGTCATACTTAACACCACGGTAAGTGACTTGTGCCATAATTGTACTCCTAAAGTAGTTGGGTTTTTAATCCGTTCCTTTAGTCGTTTGCGTCCCCATAAAAGGGATGAACGAAATCCGTTCCGCGACTTACTTGCGACCTCCAATGAGGTTGAACGATATGTGCATATTAACACATAGTATACTATGTAGTCAAGTAGATATGTATTTCTTGTTACAATTTCACATTACTTTAATATTCTGTCTCTTATTCCTGCTGCAGACCTATTATGTTCGCATATTTTATTCAACCATATCCTTTCTGCAAGAGTGACTTTACGGTCAAGTCTTATCCTACAAGATATCTCAGTAACACGTAACCGAGTATCTTTAGAAAGCATACCATCCAGTAGAAATATATTTTGTCTGTGTCTTACTTACAATACCACAATGAGGATGAGTCCAATATGCTGGCCATATTAATACATCACCCACTCTAGGTTGAAACTTCTTATCTTGTGTTGGGAAGACTGTCTCTCCACCCTCAGTTACATCATTAAGATATACTATCCAAGCTAAAATTCTTTTCTCTGCAGACCCATCAACTCCACCATCATTCTCACAATGTAATGTAAAATATCCCTCACCAGGATTATATCTCTGTATCTTAAAGGTAGGAGCAATAGTCCATGACTTTACCTTACTAATAAAAGGATACTCTTTTTGATACTCATTAATACAAATACTTAAACCTCTTGCTAATACATTATTAATCGGAGTCTTTCCTACTGTCTCTAAAAACATCTCAGTATCTATAGATCTTTGTCCTGATTTATGTAAATGACTATTACCCTCAAAAAAAGTAATAATATTTTCACAATCCTCTTGGGATAATACAGACTCCTTATGTAAAATAAAATCTTTAGAAAGCATTGATCACTGACGGTAAAAGATGGTGTTCTGCTTGTTGAATTGCTCTCTGTAATGAATCAACAGTATCTCCAGGTAAAATAGGAACTTCCTCTTGTTTTATTATAGC